TATGTCGTGCATAGGTGCATGTTTTAAAAACAACACTGAAATTAAAAGTCCTAATGTTGATATAACAATTATTTCCATAGGTCGCTCTCCGTGTGCCACGGTTGTATCCAATACCTAAAGAAAAATTCTTTCCAAGTCAACATTATTTTGGACATCTTCTTCTAACTATATATTCTGATGCAATTCTTAGTTCTTTCTTAGAAAGTTTGCCATCATCGTTTTTGTCTGCCACATTAAAAAGACCTGGCTTTACTTTACAGCCATTTGCTTTTAATTCGCTTACTACAACAAAACCATCCTGGTTTATATCAAATTTTCTCATTCTCCAATCATCTGCAAAAGCATCTGATACAAAAAGACCTAGTAGTGCAAGTGGTAAAATCCTTTTCACTCTATTCTCCGGTTATACTGGTGGATTAACTGCTAACAATGAAACGAGAAATATGCCTACCAGTGTGGCAACTTCTAAGCGATCTTTAATTTTATCAAATCTGTTCATTGTCTATATTGAGGTAACTTATAATTAAAAGTAATATCTAATTATAAAGTGTATTTATAAAGGTTATAAGATTAGTTAATGAAAAGGTGGATTTTTGAATCAAAAATCAAAAAGGTATATTGTTTTGGATTTGCTGTCGACTTCTTTGATAACTTGAAAAAATTCTTCTGTCAGTTCTGTTCTAATTGTTCTGTCTCTGTGTACAATTTTAAGATCTTGATCAATATTTCCTAATATTTGATCTCTATAGTTTTCTAATGGCTTTCTATATTTTAAATCAAACTCGTTGTATATCCCAGAATTCATTGCCATTAGTTTTTTTGCTCTTTCAAAACCATTAACCTTAATTAATGTATTCATATTACCGGGAATAATCGAGTCATACAATCTTACTTTATTTTCTAAACGATCAGGCTGACCTGAAACTCCGCCATCTTCTGCTACACGATAATGTATTTTAGATTGTTTAACTATTTCTATATATTGTTTACAACATTGATAAGACAAAACATTATCTAATGCAAAAGGTTCTTTGAATGCTGTTAGATTATTTTTTGCAAAAAATTTGTAAAATGGAATAATTTGATTAACTATTGCTCCGGGTGGTTTCCACCATACTACTGCATTGTCTTTGTATTCCTCTATAGAAACTATATCACCTCCAATAAAAAGAGTTTCTTCCTGACTTTTAATTTGATCTAAAAAATGTAAATGCAAACCAATCTGTTGGCTGTTTAGTCCGTAGTCTCTGACATATTTACGAGATACTTGATTATCTAAAAACTCTTTTAAATCTATTTCTACTACTCGCCAATCAATATTATATTTTTGAGTTACTAGATTAGCAATAGCATAATCATCAGTATTGACTGGTCCGCCGTCCCACATAGTCAAATATGTAGTTGCAACCATAGGTATGTTCATATGATTTAAAATTCTAAGCCAAAATTGACTGTCTGCTCCGCCACTAAGACACACATTTGCTTTTTTAATATTTGCTTTTTCTATATGGCTACAAATTCTTTCAAGAATTGTTAAGTCGTCATTAGGTTTTGACATCTTAATTTCAATACTTTTTGAATCTTCTTCGTATAAAACAAGTGGCGGTTGGCCTATTTTAATCATAATGTTCTCTATAAATGATAAATATACTTAGTAATTCAATATAGCAAATTGGAGTTAAAATGGCATCATATATATTAATAATGGATAGTTCTGTACATGCTGACACGGCCGCGGCCACATCGGCTATTACATCGCAAGGTGGACTAGTATCAGAAACTTATTCTTTACCTTTTACTTTTAAAGTCGAAGCAGATGCTTCGCAAGTAGACGCAATGACTGGTGTAGCACATAGTGAGCTAGAAGGCTTATCATTAGGTGTAAGATCAGCAGGAGCAACATACTCTACAGATCCTTTGCAAAGGTTAGGTAGAGGAAAAAACGATAAAAACAGTGGTGATAGACCGTTGGCTTGGTCACCGTCATATAACGGAACAGGAACAATTACTTACTTAATGGACACTGGTGTAAATAGTTCCCATAATGAATTTTCAGGTGCAACTGTAACAAATTTATTTAAATTGTCTTCACATGCTGATTACAGTGACTCAGATGGTCACGGTACAGGCGTAGCAAGTGTTATAGTAGGACAAAACATGGGTGTAGCACCCTCCACAAATCTTAAAGTTGTTAAGATGTTTGAATCTAGTAACGGTAGTGTTACAGTAGGAGATGTGATCGATGCCTTAGATGCTATATTGGTAGATCACAATGCTAATACTCCAGCAAATCCCAAAGCAGTATGTATGCCTTTTACACTAACTAAAAATTCTTTAGTTGATACTAAACTAGCAGAACTTCAAAGTCAAGGACTTATCCTTGTAGCGGCGGCTGGTAATGATTACGGTGATGTTGATGATTACTCACCAGGTGGTTTAGACAGCATTATTACTGTAGGTGCAGTTGATAATAATCTTAATGCATTAATGCAGACTAATTTACCTAGAACTACTGCTAATAGTTCAGTTATTCCTTATGCTAGAGGTTTAGTTCTTAATGGTGAACTTGATATTTGGGCACCAGGGGCTAACATTGATATTGCAGATGCAAGTAACGTATCAAACTATAGTGAAGCAACAGGCTCAAGTTTATCAGCAGGTTATGTTGCAGGTGTAGTTTCTCATTATGTACAAGGTTTTAGTTCTTATAATGCAAAAGAAATTAAAAGTATTGTACTAACAGAAGGTCATACACATGCTATTGGTGATGCTAATGTTTTCTTAGCAACAGAACAATTAGATACTGTAATAGACGGTGAAAGACCAGATTGGAGTAAAATATCTACTTCTTTAGCAAGAGCACCTCAAACAACTGATGTTGAATTAGCATCTAGACCAAGTGGTACTATTGCAAGTGTACAATATGGACAAATTGCAACTGTAAATATAGGTCTTAGTGAAAGTGCAAGTAATGTACAAGTATTAACATTTAGTCCTCTTCCACCATTTGTATCATTTGATACATCTAGTGGTAATGTTACTATTGATACTAGCGATGCAAGTGTAATACCGGCAGAAAGAGCACCAGGTGTTTATAACTTTGCAATCAAAGGAACTATTGACAGCAAGATTTATGTTGCTGAATATAATGTTGGTGTGTACAATACAAGTGATTCTGAGCTAGAAGGTGCACCAGAGTACTACTACGATACAGATAGTGCAGATTACGATGAAGTATTACAATACAATACTTCTTTTTCCGTACAGAGATTAAAGTAACCACAACACTATAAAATTTAATAAAAGAAGCACTAAATATTAGTGCTTTTTTTATGAATATACATTTAGATATAACAACAAATTCCACAGTTTATAATCCTTTAAGCCTTAAGGGACAATGGGTACATCATCGCTTTGGTAAAAGAAATTTAACTATGGAGTTGCCATTAGATATTATTAAAAAAGTATTATCAAGCAATACCATTACTTCAGTAGTATTTGAATCTGCATATGGTGATCCATTAGATTATACTAATTTTGATCAACTTATAGAATTTTTAGCAGAAGAAAAAATAGGTAGTTCTTTTGTAACTTACGGTATGAATACTGATGCAATATCATTAATAAAAGAAAACAATTTTTTTATGTTTATAAAAGTATGCGATAAAGTATTTTTAAATCAAGATATAGTTACAGTTTTAAATAATGTAAGTGGATATAAAAATTGCATGATAGAAAATACAGTATTCAAACATAACAATAACGATAGTATAAAAAAAGAATGTTTGCAGTTAGAGATTCCTTACTTATCAACTCCTGGATTTAATGTGAGTGGGTTTTGCACTAGTATTATAAATGAAAATGGTAATTGGTTGTATGATGTGCATTCCATTGATTCTGCAGAACCAGATAATTTAACATTAACTAAAACTACCCATGCATGGCACAGATTAAAAATGTTTGTAAAGCCAAAAAAGAATAAATCGATTTTAGATAATCCTATATTGCCTAAAATTACTGATTATGAAAAAGATTTGAATTTAGATAATAATTGGTATATCACAGTTAGTGGTCACTGTATAAAACATAGAGATCGTGCTAATATATTTTCTGCGGCGTTATGCAATGATTGGGAACCTAATGAATTATCTAAAAATGAATCTTATGAAAGAATGATACTGGGTGTTTTAGGAGAATTTACAAACGTAGATTTACAAGATTACAGTGTCTTTGATATGGATATATCAGAAATATTATTACAGTAATCGAAAGGACAAACAGTATAGCCTTTAGGTAAATCCCAACTATCTATTTGAGAAATATTACCAAAATTTACTGCACCACACCAACTACTATAAATTTCTCCACTAGCATCTATATTCAGAGTTTCGTGCCCTAAATGGCATTTCATACCTTTAAAATCATTTAGTCCTTCATTAATAATTTGATGGTTTTGCACATACTTTGTAGTGCCATCTTCATATAAAAACTCAGTCATATTACTAGTATCTATCTGTGGTTCTACATATTCTTGTGGTTCTGTAGGCTCTGGTTGAGGCTCTACAGGCCGCGGCTTTATACCTGGTTTACGCAATACTTCTAGTTCACTATCAGTGTAAGTATACCATGTTTCCTGCTTACTGTGGCGCCCTAAGAGCTTCATATACAACGTTTTAACAGCAATACTTACATTATAGTATCTATTCTTATTAGAATGCTTAAAAAGGTCTCTAATTTGCTCTGCAAACTCGCCCATTTCTTCAACTTTTCCACCTACACCTGCGATATTAATACTGATCCAAACATCATCTTTTATTTCATCTACTACTGCTAAAAAATGCTCTTTTTCCTGTGTTAAAGGGTGAAATGTAAGTATTACATTATCCATATAACTTTTTGCTTTAGACCACCAATTTACTGTTCTACTAGCATTGGTGTACACTGTACTACTAGCATTAAATTCACTTATTTTGCGTATAATATCTTCAAATCCTGGTATAACAGTTACTTCTCCACCTATTAATTCATAGTCTGTGCGTTGCTGTAATGCGTTGTAATGCGAACTTATCTTGTCGATGGTATCAATGTATAATTGTGTGTTTAACCACGGCTTAGAACCGTCATGTAATTCACTAGGACAGTAAACACACTCGTAATTACATGAATTACCCATGTTCCATTGTATTCTTATGTTGTTGTCTAAACCCCTTGCATGAGGTCCTTTGACAGAGATTAATTTAGACATTATGGTACAATAACTTTACTTGAACCAGGTGCTACGGAGTGGCCGCATGTTGCAGTTGAGCCTTGCTTTGCGGGTACTTTTCCGTCCACTAATATCTTTGATGCTCCGTTTGATTGTAATGTTGGTTTACTGTGAGGTGCCTTACCATGAGATGCAATTCTGTCGCCTAATAAGGCTACAAACTTTCCATCCGCTTTTACAGTAGAAGCACTTGGCCCCACTATTACACCTCTGGCCTTATCTTGGCCTTTTCTTGCTATACCTGGCATACTATTATTTATCTTCAGTATCTGCAGGTGTCTTTTCTAATTGTTCGTTCCTATCGTCTTCAACTATGTTTAAATAATCTTCTGCTGTAAGTTTATCTGTTTTTAAAACACTTAAAACGTTATTAGTACCAATAAAGGCAGTTTCTGCTCTAGCAGTAAATACATAAGGTACTAACGCCATTTCTTGATTTTCAGGGTTTACTACAACCATTCTAGGATCTTCTACTGTGAGTACAGTTAGTTCTTCATCAACACCAGCAAGTTTAGTTACAACTTCTGTACCGTTTGATAATTTAATGGTGACTACTTCAGCAGTCAAATCTTCTATATTATACATTGTGTCTCCTAAAGGCTAAAGCCTTTAAATGTGTCTTCTGTTACGTCTTGTTTTGTACCACCAATAACATAAGAACTAATCTCAGTCTCTTGTGGTGCTACTTGCACTTCTCCTCCACCGATCCATTTTTGTGTCCACGGTAAAGGATTAGTCCCACTATTATATACCTTTTCTAATCCAACGGCATGCATTCTTTTGGCCGCAATAAACTCAACATATTGCTTTAATAGTTCAGCATTTAGTCCAATAATACTTCCGTCTTTAAACAAATAATCTGCCCAGTTCTTTTCCTGTTCAACAGCATCTATGAACATCTGTTTACATTCTTCTCTGGTTTCATCTTTGATTTTAGCAAAGTCTTTATCTTCTTGTGGTAAAAATTTTAGCATTTGTTGTGTACTTGCTAAGTGTACATTTTCGTCACGTGCAATAAGTTTAATAATTTTAGCATTACCTTCCATTCTTTTAAGTTCAGCAAATGCCCAACTACATGCAAATGATACATAAAAGCGAACACCTTCTAAGATGTTTACACTCATTATGCATTTCCAAATACGTCTTTTGTGTTCGTATTCATCGTAACTTGCTAAACCTCTAGATCTTAATTCATTGTATTCTATTAGCCTATCATAATTCTCTGTAATACTGTCTGCACAATCAACGATTTCCTTGATGTCTAGCATTTCGTCAAACACTTTACTTGGATCTGAATAAACATTTCTAATAATGTGTGTATAACTTCTACTGTGAATAGTTTCACTAAATGCCCACGTTTCAATCCATGTCTCTAATTCTGGAATACTAACAATAGGTAGGAATGCTAAATTAGGTGAACGTCCTTGTACACTATCTAATAGTATTTGTCTTTTTAAATTACTTGTAAAGATATGTTGTTCGTGTTTTGATAAGTCTTTAAAGTCTTTAGCATCTCGTATGATATCAACTTCTTCTGGACGCCAAAAAAAGCCTAACTGCTTGTCAGTAATTTTATCAAATTGTTTGTATTTTAGAGTATCAAACCTCTGCATACCCATACCACCATTGTCATCCAAAAACATTTTTGCTTTTGTATGATCGGATTTATTTTTAATATCTAAAACACTCATATTTCTCTTTTTCAAATTTTACAACTCTCGCAGTCTTCTTCGTCTTCTATAAATGCTGTAGTAACCATTTGTGGTTGCTCCACAGTTTCTTTGTTAATATCAATCTCGCCTTGACCATCATAAGTATTGTTATAGTATAACTGCTTACCACCATACTTATAAAACATAAGTATATCTTGTATGAGAACACTCATAGGAACTTTTTCATCGTCATAGTGTTCTGGATTGTATGATGTATTTACCGAAATACCTTGGTCTATATATTTTTGTAGTACAGCCATTATTTTCAAATACCCTTGTGGCGACTTTTGATCCCACAGTAGATCGTATTTGTTTTTAAGTTTTGCAAATTGTGGTACCACTTGTTTTAATACACCGTGCTTACTTTGTTTAACACTAACAAAACTACGTGGTGGTTCTATACCATTTGTGCTGTTACTAATCTGTGCAGACGTTTCTGCTGGCATTAGTGCCATCAATGTACTGTTTCTAATACCTGTTTCTTTTAATTGCTTACGCAAACCTTTCCAGTCCATACGTTCTTTGTGTTTAACAAGTTCGTCAACATCTTTTTTATATGTTTCATTTGGTGTAATACCATGCCCGTATTTAGTTTCCATATTCTTTGGAATAGCACCTTTTTCTAAAGCCAAATTTGCACTTGCTTTAATAAGTCCATAACTCCATGCTTCGGCCCACTCGTCGATAAGTTCTAAGTTAGGCTCTTGATAGGTCATATCGTTTTTTGCTAACCAAAATGCAAAGTTAATTATTCCAACACCTAGTGGGCGCCTATTTATTGTGCTGAGTTCGGCTGCCAATACTGGGTAACTTTGATAATCTAACAGTTCATCTAATGCTCTTACAGCCAAATCACAAACCGGTTCAAACTCTTCTATATTTTTAATTGCACCCCAATTAACAGCACTCAATGTACACAAACTAATTTCACCTTCTTCGTCATCAACATTATTCAAAGGCTTAGTAGGTAAATCAATTTCACAGCATAAATTACTTTGTCTAATAGGAGCAACATCTTCTATAAATGCACCATGACTGTTAGCATGGTCAACGTTCATTAAGTAAATTCTACCTGTGTCTTTACGTTCTTGTACAAACGCAGAAAACAATTCAATAGCAGGAATAGTCTTTTTCCTAATACTTGTTTTACGTTCTGCCGCTTCATATAATTCTTTAAATTTGTCTTGGTCTGCAAAAAAGGCATCGTATAGTCCAGGTACATCATGAGGACTAAACAACGTTATATTACCGCCACTAATAAGTCTTTCGTACATCAATTTGTTAAACTGTACACCATAGTCCATATGACGCACACGATTATCCTCAGTGCCTTTATTATTTTTTAGCACCAGCATGTCCTCAACTTCCAAATGCCAAATAGGATAGTATAGTGTTGCGGCTCCGCCTCTTACTCCACCTTGACTACAACTCTTTACAGCACTTTGGAATAACTTGTAGAAGGGAATAACTCCTGTGTGAGTTGCATCTCCACTCCTAATTTTAGAACCAATTGCTCTGATACTACCAGCACCAATACCAATACCTGCTTTTTGACTTACATATTTTACTACAGCACTGCTGGTTGCATTAATGCTATCCAAACTGTCATCAGTTTCAATCAATACGCAACTGCTAAATTGTCTTTGTGGAGTTCTTACACCTGCCATTACAGGAGTGGGTAAACTTAATTTAAATGTGCTAATAGCATCATAGTATCCTTTAACATATTTCATTCTAGTATCTTCTGGATACTTTGCAAACAATGTTGCCGCAATCATCATATATGCAACTTGTGGTGTTTCAAAAATTTCACCTGTTGCTCTATTTTGTACTAGATACTTGCCACGGAATTGTTCCATAGCCGCATAGGTCAGATATTCGTCTCTGCTGTGATCAATATACTCTTGTAGTTGATTAATTTCTTCTTTGGTATACAGTTCTCTGAACTCAGGATCGTAAAAACCTGCATCAATATTTTTATCTACAATATCACATAGACAAGGAGGCTCAAATTGATTATAAACCATTTTGCGTAAATGATAGTTGATAAGTCTACCAGCAACAAACTGATAGTTAGGCGTATCTTCTGTGATAAGATCAGCGGCACTTTTGATAAGAGTTTCTTGAATATCTGATGTTGATATACCGCTTGAGAATTGTATTTGGCTATTAATTTCAACTTCACTAGCACTTACACCTGTGATGTTTTCACAAGCATACATGACGACTTTATGCAATTTATCTATGTTTATGTCTTCTAGTCTGCCGTCTCTCTTTTTTACCTGCATGTGTGTTCCTTGTTAAAGTGTAAATCTTCTACTTAGACTTATATTTATTTGAATTTCATTATAGTATAAAACTACATAAAAGTCAAGCAAAAAGTTGATCTTTTGGTACGATGTGCTTTGTGAATTGAACTGAGTTATCTAATGCATATTGCTCAGTAACAACCTCACCGGGTAGAAAGTTATAAGCCTTTCCATCATCAAATAAAACAAGTCCATCTGCTCCGTTGATGTTATTACTTATGCCTAAAAATCTTAGATTGTCAGAGGTTATGAACCCCTTATTGATAAGAGTTGCTGTCAGAATAAGTGTTATACCGCTTTGACAAAGATACCCTTCTGAAACAATCTCAAATGGGTTAGGCCAACTCTTAGGTGTGTAGTAATCTAGGTATCTAGACACTGGTTTTATAGAGGCAAATTCTTCGAGTAATTCTTCTACATTGTCGTAAGATCTTTGTCGTATTTCGCGCCAAGTCCTGAGTCGATCCTCAGCACTCTGTGTCTTTAAAAACATTTATATTAAGATGTCCAACTACGTTTAATAAACTTCATCTCTACTGCAAGACCGCCGCCGCCTGTTGCAACCAGTGAATTGTCTGCTGTTACAGTAATAACTCCACTTCCGCCTACTGTTGCTGAAAGATTAACATTACCACTAACATTATTTTTAATGTCTGCATATTGATCATTTATTGTTGCCATTTGTGAATTTATATCACCTGTAATTTGTAACGTTCCTATTCTTTTATAGGTTTGTGATGTATTTGAGGATACATCAACCATACTATATTCTACAAATAGTGCATCGTATTCACTAGTGTCTACTTCAAGTTCACCTAAGTTTGTAAGTGTTAATGCATTGATAGTTTCACCTAAAGGCGCACTATATTGTTGATCTGAATCACCTGCTTCTTGACTTTCTAAGGTTAAAACTTCTATGTTAGTTTTAACATTTAAGAGCCCTTTGATATCTGTATTTTCTGTATCAAAATATGATCTGTTTAAAATTGTTGCTAAGTTTCTTGCTTCTTCACTGCTAATAAATTTTACTTCGTCTTTTGCATTATCAATTTTTAATGCCCATTGTGTAAATGATCCTATGTTACTGTAAGGAGTATTTACACAAACATTTGATAATAAGTTACTACCTGTTTGTACAGTTTGTAACCATTGTTCTAATTTAGATTTTACAGTACTGTTTAACTTAGTATATTCGCCTGCCTCTAATTTTAATGACTCTGGTGTTTTCTTTGCATCGTTATGGATTCTAAATCCTGTAGAATTTTTGCTAGAAGATTCGTTTTCTTGCATGTAAATTTTTGTTGTTGATCCAGGAACATATTTTAAATCAAACAAACTGCTATTTGAATTAAACATAGTTACTGCTTCACTTAAATTGTTTACTAAACTTAGATCTACCGTTTGTACTGGAGTAACTCTAGCAGTTGAAAAAGACACTTGAGGTCTAGCAGTAAATGTTGTAGTTGTATTTACTGTTCCGCTAGTTGTTATTTCGAATGTATCTGCTGTAACATTTGATACTGTGGTTGTTCCTGGCAATATTGTAGTATTTGATGATATAAACGTGTTGCCATTTCCAAATCCGTGTGCATCTGAAATACCTACTACTGTAGTACCTCCTGGATTTTTTCTAGTAATAAACGAAACAGTAGATAAATTAGCACTTACATTAACACTGGACAATCCACTTACTAAAATATTTGGTGTAATTGCTTCTACTGTACCAACAGCACCGTTGGCACCTGCTGTGTTGGCATTGTCAGTATCGATAAAGAATAATGTATCTCCTACATCTATGTTTTGTGTATTAGGCATAGATATTTGTATGTTACTACCGTCTTGTACAAATGTAGATACACTTCTACTTAATGAAACTGAATTGCTTGGTAAATTTAATGTTACCTGATTTGTTCCTGAATTTACAGAATCTATTTCTAATACTTTTCCGTTAGCCCAGTTATTGGTATTTGAATCTGTAACGTACCCACCATATGATCCTATAAAGTTCGCTAAATGGGATAAACCAATGTCAACTGTAATTTGTGTTGAAGATGTTGAAACATTAGACACACCTGATTTTGTAATGTTTCTACTAACAAAAAGATTTCCTAATGACTCATTGTAAGTGAAAGAAGGATTACTGCCTTCTCCTAATGAGTCTGTTCCTGGAATTACAACTGGAGTTACTTTTACATCAGTGCTTAATTGTATATGTTTTGGACTTAAACCAATTAATCCTGTGCCAGAACTTCCAGCAATTCTAATGTAGTTTTTGTCTAAATATCTATATGTAGGAATACTATAACTAGTGTGAAAACCATTAATACCTTGAATGTCACCACCTGTACCAATATCACCACTTGCTGTTATGGCATCCCAAACGTCTACATTACTGTAATAAGAAATACCAATTTCATCTGAATTAATTGGTGGCGTTCTAAATGTTAAAGAATGAGTACTATTTGCTAGTGTACCTGAACTAAAAAAGTAATCAGCACCACTAGAAATGTTTGTTGCTGAGGCTGTTAATCTTGTATCAGCAATCATTACCTTACCGTTTTTTATTACTGTTAAACCACCAGAATTAAATGCTGATCCACCTTGTAAGTCTACAAATTCTGTTTCACCTGATTTAAAAACACTATCACCTACATTAGATGAAACATTGGCATTACTTGTAGGGAACCATGTATATGTAGTTGTTACACCATCAAAAGTATTTCTATCGTATCTTCTGTGTGGTACTTGAAATTTGATAATGCTGTTATTAATAAGATCTAATGTATTGGTTTTTGCACCAATAACATTTTCAAATTTTGCTATTTTATTAAAGGAATCAGTAGTAACATTAGTATCAGCACCAATATAGATCTGTCTGGTATCTGTTGCAAACCCAAGTTCGCCTGGTCGTAAAGGTTTAGGCAAATCTTGCTTAAGACCGCGTCTATTTTGTATTCTAGTTATAATTGTTTTGTTTTCTTCAGCCACTACTTAGTCTCCTAACTTAGTAGTATTTATCACTTTAACGAATTACTTTGAATAATAGTCTGCTAATCTATTAGCCCACTTGTCGCAATATCTATCAAATTCTTCG